TTTGATTATTTAGTAACAGCATCAGATTCTGATGTAACATTAGAGTTTGAATTTGGGGGTGCAGAAGATTACTGGGCATTTGTAGATGAAGGCGTGAGGGGTGCAGGTGGTTATGAAGGATATGCAAAACCTAAAATGCGAGGGCAAGGAAGTCCATTTAAATTTGGATCTAAAATGCCCCCAATGCAACCACTACTTAAATGGATTCAAAACAAAGGAATTAAAGGTAGAGTTAATAAGAAATGGAAAACGGCAGGAAATAAAGGTGGTCAATTTATAACAAATAAAAGTTTTGCATTTTTAATTCAAAGATCAATATATCAAAGAGGATTAGAAAGAACACAGTTTTTTAGTAAACCATTTACGCAACAATTAAATAAAGAATCAGACGAAATAGTTAAAGCGTTTGCTGATGACTTAGAATTAGCAATTGATAAAACAATAAAAGATTAAATTATGCCTAATATAACATTTGAGCAAGAGCCTGTAAACACGGCAGACAAAGTGCCTGTAATAACCAATTGGAATCCAATGATTGGTTATATGCTATACTATGACGATATAAGTGGTTTATTTTATTTTAGATTAGTATTAGAAGTTAGATTAGATAGTTCAACAGGAACATTGATTGCTAAAATAAAACAAAGAAGAAACGGATATGGTCCTGATAATGATGGCGCAACACAAAGAGCAAGAGCATTCTTTGATTTAAGAAGCATCGTTAATAGTCAATTAGTTAATACAATAGAAGATCAAAACCCTAACGGAATACCATTTGGATCAATTCATAAATTAGGCGCAAATTTAGGAGAAGATTCTGATGGTGATTTAGTTACTTTAAAAATCTTTAGCGTTAATGGAGATAGCAGAACAGATGAAACACAGATGCAGACTATTTATGTAAAGGGTTATCAACAATCTAGTGGTGCAGTTGATGCAATACCTGCAGAAGATACCTCTCCAAATGTAGAAGACACACTTATTTATATGGCAGCATCATTGCCTTTGTTAACGGCAAGAGATGACGATGCTAACTATATACAGGGAACGGCATTCCAACCATATCAAGCGAGTAGTGGAACGGACAGATTTTTAAGTGATGTTGGAATAACAACTGATCCAACTTATGGTGTTACAGGATATATAAATTACGTTCAATGGAATGACACAACCAATGTGGGTGACTATCATACTGTAGCATTCTTAAATGATTATGGCAATTTTACAAGTGATTTAGATTTTGTTATTATCAAATACTATGATGCTAATGGATCGCTTTTAAGCACAGATACTGCAGTTAATAGTGATACTTATGGTGGTTGGTCACCAAGCACATCAGTAGGAATGGAGGATAAGCACAGACTATTATATTTTGGTTGTGGACCAGGAAACCTTGAAGGACAAACTATACCAGGATTAGCCAATGCTAAACCTTCTGATGCAGCTAATGATGGTTGGGCGTATTACAAAATTCAAGGAACAGGCGCAAGTGGTGAATCTGATCCTGCAACCGCTAATTATTATTTCATAAAAGAATCAGGAAGTTGCAAAGGCTTTAAAGTTAGAAGATTAGCTTGGCGTAATAGTGTAGGTTGTTATGATTATTTTAATTTTAAAATGAAGTCTACACAGACAATTGAAGTAACTAGAAATAACTACAATACTATAATGGGTAGATTTAATGCTTCTAAGTGGTATTATAATAACACTATGCGAGGTAAAAAGACTAGAGAGGTAACAGCAGTTTTAAAAGAAACATTGAACACAGATTGGATGACAGAAGATCAGGCATTTTTATTAGAAAAATTAGTTATGTCAACAGACGTTTATATTGTTGAAAATGCAGATACAGAATTCACGCAAGGCGTTATGATTGCAGATTCTTCTATTGTTAAAAAAACCAGAGCAAATGACAAGCTAATAAAATATACTATTCAGATAGAATACGCAAATAATGTAAATACCAATAGCTAATGAAAGTAAGATTAGTAGCATATAGACCAAATACAACTTCTGATACTGCAGATAGCACCTTTCAGTTAGACCTGCAAGAAGAACCAAACATTGCTTTGAACTTTCAGTTCTCTGATGTTAAAGAACCAGATGCCAGAAAAGGTAGCTATTCGCAAACATTTAAGTTACCATTTACAGACAACAACCATCAATTCTTTCAGGATTGGTATAATGTAAACATAGACACTTTAGTTTATAATACAAGAACAAAATTTGATGCTACTTTATATGTTGGAACTGTGCCACAATTCGAGGGATCATTGCAATTAAAAGCAGTATATCAAAAGGCGCAATGCTATGAAGTTGTATTAATGTCTAATACTTCTGATCTTTTTAGCGTAATTGGAGAAAAGAAACTAAGAGATTGTTTACTCAATGATGACGGAACATATAGCACAGAACTCAATCACCAATACAATGAAACGCAAATGGCGAATTCATGGAATGGTGGAAGTAGTTCTTTTGTAAATTCATCAGGGAACTCTTTAAGAGATACGGCAACTGGTGTTCAAAAGGTTATGTATCCTTTGTCTGTTACGCAACCTGAGTTCTATTGGGAAGAAGGTTCTAATCAGTTTTTAGACATGACACAGGCAGATATTGCTGATTATGGAATTACAGATGCTTTCCCTTATATGGTTAGTTTTTTGCAATTTAGACCTGCAATACAATTAAAAACATTAGTAAAATTTATTTTTGCAAGAGCAGGGTTTTCTTATACCTCTAGTTTTATTGATGGATCATTTTTTGGCAAAGTTTTTATGACTACAGGAAACCATTTAGGAGAAAGCACATTGCCAACAATAGATACTAGTAATGAGGATTTTGCAGGAAACTTAAACGCAGGGAATAGCGTAGGTTGGGGTTATTATGCAGGTGGCAATTTTCCAAATGATGGAACACCTGTTGATTTAATTCCCTCATCATTTAAAGCAAACACAGTATGTCCTGATGAAAACCAATTAGGGCAATGGAATACAACTTATCACTATTTCACAAAAACGCACCCAACGCAAACACAAATAAGTGCAAGACATAGAATAACACATTCACAACTTGACGATGGAATGCTTCTTGATGTTTATTTAGAAGGTTGGAATACAACCACTAATTCACCTATAGAATCACAGGTTTGGGATCAGGTTATTGGGGTAGAAATAGGTTCTTCAAATCAGATGTATACTCATTATTTAGACATAACAAATATGCCTATAAATTATTCTTGCAGAATAATGTTGCGACCAAGAAATTGCAGTGAAATAGGATCAGGTGTAACTTTTATAAGAATGGGCGCACAAACAAGTCCAAGCATAATTTGCGGTGGATCAAATTTATATAGTAGAGTTCAGGTTGTTTGGGATAATTATTCTTTAGGTTTATATGATGGAGTAGTTAATATGCCTATGTGTATTGATCCAGATATAACGCAAAAAGACTTTTTAAAAGATATTATTCAAAGATTTAATTTAGTTGTATTATCTGATCCAGACGATTCGTCAAACTTGATTATAGAGCCTTATAACGATTATTTAGCTGATAGTAGCATTAAAGATTGGACAAAAAAATTAGATCTTTCAAAAGAGGTTATTGTAAAAGACACCACCTCATTGCAGAAAAAAAGTGTTCATTTTACAGACTTAGAAGATGAAGATGTAGCAAACAAATCATTTAAAGAAAAATATCCACAGATCAACGTATATGGTCACGCTAAAATTGAGGTTACAAATAATCAATTTGCAACAGGAGAATTAAAAAATGATCCAATTTTTAGTCCTTATATAAATCAAAAAGTTTATGTTAATGAGCAACAATGGTTAGAACCCTATTCGGTCAATATGGTTGTTCAATATGAATATAGCTACAATAGAAATGAAGATGGTGACAAAATTCCTGTTACAAGTTCTGAAACAGAACCAAAATTATTTTGGTATAATGGATTAGCAACAACAGTCAAAGATGCAGCAGACAATACATTGACTTATAATATGCACCATCAGCCTGTTGTTGGTCAAGCAATAAACGCATTTAGTTTTACTACATATCCTGTATGCACACCCTATGATATAACACCTGCTTCTGATTCTTATACATTAGGACCAACAAACAAGAGTCTTTATTGGTGGGCGAACCCTCCAATTACTCAATCAGATATTTTTAATTATAGTGCAGGTAATGGAACGTGGTCAAACAATACATTGTATGGTCTTTATTGGAAAGCCTATTTAGACAATATTTATAGCACAGATGCACGTATAATGGAATGCCACTTGAATTTAAGCGAAGTGGATATTTTTAATTTCAAATTCAATGATGAGATTTTTATAAAAGAAACATATTGGAGAATCTTAGAAATATCCAATTATCAAGTTGGACAATTAGCATCAACAAAAGTAAAATTATTAAAAGTTGTTGATTCTCTGAATAATTGCGCAGATTGTAATTATGTGCCTGGCTTTATTAATGGATCAAACATTTGGAACGATATGTATTTTTTATGGTGTCCAGAGGGAACGCCTAATTGCACCCCAACAATTCCAACAGGGTTATATACTGATCCTGCCTGTTGCGAATGTCAAGGCGGTGAAGTCTATACTACAGGAACTTACACGGCTTGTCTTTTGGCAGGAAGTTTACCTTTAGTTGTTCAAGATCAAGTTAAATTAACTAGCATACTAGGTCAAGGAACATTGCGAAACGTTGTTTCTGATGCTTTAGGTGGATTAAATAAACCACTCATAAGGGGAATTGACAATAACAAATACAGTAGAAATATCTTGCCTTCTTTTGGTGATGATATGATGATTAAATACAAGAGCAAAAGAAAAACAATTCCACAATTACAAGGAGAGTCTCATAAGTTTGTATTAACAGGAAACACTGATGGAAATACTCGAAGTTATGCTTATCCAGAAGGATCAGAAAATAGTAGACCTTTAAAAATTCCCAAAAACACGAATTGCGTAATTAGAGTTAAAGGAATTGCAACAGTAATTGGTGGAACAAGTTCAACACACCCATTAGGAACAACAGAAGGTTTTGCATATCACACAGGTTTTAAAAACACAATTGCAGGTTCTACTCAATTAGGTGTCGCAGGTGGTGTGAGTGATTTTACTTTACGAGATGGTTCTATTCCTGCAGGTTGCACATTATATATTGACATGAATAATGATGTTTTAAGATTTGGGTTAGATGACAGTCAAACAGACACAAAAAGAATATGGCAATTAAGCGTTGAACTAGACATTAACGAAGTGCCTTATTTTTCATCAGCTTATGACGAAAATTATGCCATCTATCAAAACGCAGAATATATACTATTTGAAAACCGAAAAATTTTAATATGGAACTAAAAAAATATATAGAAGCAACATCAGATTTAATTATTCCAAGCATTGATCATTTACAATTGGTAGATTACAAAGAAAAGGAATTAGACTTTGTATATGGAATGCAGGAATATCACACAAGTTTTAGAAGAATGTTTAAAGAAATAATTAGAATACTATGGCGGAGGTAAAAACAGTTAAAATAAATGTAGATGCTAAAGACGCAATAAAGCAAGTTGACGAATTAAAGCAAGGCGTTCAAGATACAGGAAAAGGCGCAAAAAATTCCAAAGCAGGGTTTTCTGTAATGCAATCTGGAGTTAGGGGAGTTGGGTTAGCTTTTAAAGCAATGGGGATTGGTCTTATTGTTTCTGGTTTTGTTGCGCTTAAAAATGCGCTTGGAGAAAATCAAGCTGTAATGGACAAGGTTAATGTAGCATCAGCCGTAATTGGTGATATTTTTCAAAAATTAACTAATACTGTTTTGTCTGTTGTTAAGGGTTTAGGATTGTTAGGAAAAGCCGTAGGAAAGGTTTTAAAAGGAGAATTTAAAGAAGCGGGAGATTTAGCAGCGCAATCCTTTAATGGCGTTAAAGAAGCTGTTGTGGGTAGCAATGAAAGTTTTTCTGATTTTGTAAAAAACGCAAAAGAAAGTGCAAAAGAAAGTGTTAAAGTTGCTAAAGCAATGAATAATATGCGCAACGAAGTTAAATTAGCAGATGCGCAACAAAGACAACTTCAATTAACATATCAAAGAGACGCAGAATTGCAAAGACAATTAAGAGATGATACAAGTTTAACATTTGAAGAACGAATTGTAGCAAATGAAGAATTAGGCAGGGTATTAGATGAACAATTTGAAAAAGAACAAGTATTAGCGCAAAAGAAAATAGATTTAGCAGCATTAGAGTTATCTAGGAACAAAGAAAATATTGACTTACAAGTTGCATTGATTGATGCTAAAACTGAAATGGCTGATTTAGAAGAAAGAATTACAGGTCAAAGATCAGAACAATTAACCAACTTAAATGCCTTAGAAAAAGAATACCAAGATAGTCAAAAAAAGACAGTAAAAGTTGTAAAAGAAGCAAAAAAAGAAGAAGTCAAAATTGAAGAATTAACTCAGCAACAAAAAGAAGCAATTGTCCAAAGTGCCGTTTCTGGTGTTGTAGCATTGTTAGGTGAAGAAAGCAAGGCAGCGAAAGCAATTCAAGTTGGTATGGCTATTAGAGATACTTATGTTGGCGCAACTAAAGCATTAGCGCAAGGTGGTATATTTGGTGCAATTCAAGCAGGTGGTATTATTGCAATGGGTTTAGCTAATGTTAGAAAAATAATGGCGACAGGTGATGAAGGTGGAAGCGCAGGTGGTGGTGGTGTTTCTTCATCTGGTATAGATACTGATGCAGGACAACCTGCAGTAGTAGGTGATATGTTGCCAAATATGGAATCAATAGCAGGACCAACATTAGGTGAATCACAACCTGTTCAAGCGTATGTAGTAGAAAACGATATTTCTAATGCACAAGCATTGCAAGAAGAATTAGATATTCAAGCTACATTATAAACAAAATTAGAAACTTTATATTTATAGATGTTATGGCTAAAAAGAAAAAACTTATAGAATTAATAATTGACGAAACGGCAGAACATTTTGGCGTTGATGCAATTTCTGTTGTTAAATTTCCTGCAATTGAAGAAAACTTTGTTTTTTTTAATAATGACTTTTTAAGTCTTGCAAAAATTGATGAAGAACAAAAGCAATTAATTGGCGCAGTTTTAATTCCAGACAAAAAGATTCCAAGACTAAACAAAGAAACGAATGAAGAATACGAGGTGTTCTTTACTAAGGAAACTATTAGACAAGCGCAGAAGCTATTTATGTCAAGTTTAAACAACAATAATCACACCTTAGAACATAAAGAACCAGTTCAAGGTTTAACTGTTGTAGAGTCTTGGATTAAGGAAAATAAAAAATACGACAAATCAAATATGTATGGTTTTAATAATATGCCCGTTGGAACGTGGTTTGTTCAAGTAAGCGCAGAAAACAATCCAGAGATTTGGGAAAAAATAAAGAACAAAGAAGTTCGAGGTTTTTCAATAGAAGGGTATTTCACCGATCAACTAATTGAGCAATCAAAAGAAGTTGACATATTAGACGAAGTTTGTGAGGATTGTCCAGATGAAGTAATGTTAGGCAAAATCAAAGATATTATTTTAGCTAACGAATTAAATCCTGTTGGTAGTTTGGATGGTGAACCATTATTCAGAAACAAAGAAGAAGCGGAAATATATGCTGAAATGTTCAAGGGTTGTTCTGGTTCTCATATTCATAAAGTAGATGGCGTTAAGTTGTATATGCCTTGCGTGGATCATAGTTCAGCTACAATGAAACAAGAACATTCTGAAAAGGGAAAACGTAAATACAAAAAAAAATACAAAATGTTAGAATATGTTGCTTACGCAAAACGTAAAGCTATGTTAAAATATTCTTGGGATCAATGTATTGCAGATCAGATGAAAGAATACGGCAATAAAGAAACGGCTGCAAAGGTCTGTGCAGCTATTAAAAACAAGACTGTCAGACGTTAGAAAATAAACAATACTAAACCTTTTATATATATCTATGTTATGGGAACTATCGAAAAAATTTTAAATATCTTAAAAATGAAAAACGAACCAAAATCTTATTCTGTAAAATTTTATGCAGAAATGAAACTTGATGACGGAAGGGTTGTCGCTACAGAAGATGATCAATTTATGATCGGATCAAAAGTATTTGCAGTTAGTGATGACGGAAATGCAGAAGCATTAGAAGCAGGATCATACACAATGGAAAACGGCAATAAATTAACAATCGGAGAAAATTCTGAAATTCTTGATCTTGGAGAAGAAAAGGAAGCTGAAGATGTTGAAGAAGCATCTGCAGAAGAAGAAATGTCTGAGGACACAGAATTAGCAGAAGAAGCAGACGTTGCAGACTGGGAAGGAATGGAAAAAAGAATTAAGAATTTAGAAGACGCAATTGCAGACCTAAAAGCTGACAAAGTAGAAGCATCTGCAGAATTATCAGAAGAAGAAGAAAGAACTGAAATGTCAAGCGAAGTGATGGGCGATCTGATGACGCAAATAGAAGAATTAAAAAGCAAGGTCACAGAATTAAGTGGCGAACCTGCAACAGAAGGTATTGCATATAATCCTGAGGGAGCAAATTTTAGTTCAACTATGGATTTAAGAAAACTGTCAACAAAAGAGAGGGCAGCATATTACATTAACAATAAATAATTTTAAAAAATGGCGAATAATCAATACAATTTAAGTAAAGAGTATCAGTTTGACATAACCGTAACTGATAACACCTATGCAGGTAAATTGTCTTTGCCTTATGTGACTGCTGCAGTTAAAAGTCCTGACACAGTTGCAAAAGGATATGTGAGACAAATAGACGGTTTAAATAGTAAAGCAGTTATTTCAAATATAGGTATTACTGATCCTGTAGTTGCTGCGGGTTGTTCATTTTCATCTGGAAATGACACTTCATTAACTGAGCAAGTTTTAACTTTAACTGATATGAAAGTTAACGAAGAAATTTGCCGTGGAACTGTATTCCCAACATGGATTGGTGAGAATATGGACAGAAACGGAAACTTACCAGGAACATTTGAAGACTTTTTATTATCAGCAGTTGCAGGAAAAGCAGGTGCGCATATAGAAAATATGATTTGGAAAGGATCTTCTCCTTTTGGAACAGGGTTTTTATCTGATGACGGAACGCAAGATGAAACAGGTGCTGATGCAAGTCAATTAAAAGACTTTACGGAAGTTGATTTTGCTAATGCTTTAGCTGCTACAGATATATTAACTGATATGGCTTCTGTATATGACGCAGCAGTTGGAATTGCAGGGTTAACTTCTAAGCCAGGATTTGGTTTTTATATGAACGCTAAAACTTATGCTTTCTTACTTCAAGCATTAGCTGCAGCAGGTTCTAATCAAGGTATTAATAATCTTGGTGTTGCTCAATCATTTGAAGGTATTACTTATTTTGGATTCCCAATTTACGTTTGCCCAGGAATGTTTAATGACGTTATCGTTGCAACATATAAAGAAAACTTAGTATTTGGAACTAACCTTGCAACTGATTGGACAGAAGCTCGTGTAATACCAACATACCAATTTGACGGTTCAGACAATGTTAGAATTGTAATGAACTTTGCACTTGGTGTTCAATGTGCAGTAGCAACAGATGGTGTTTACGGATCAACTGTTTGG